TGAGCCTGTCCGCTACATTTGATGCACTCGGCTTTCCTTTGCCTGGCTGAGCCTTGCCCTTGCCGAATGGGTTCGTCATCTGTGACCACTCGATGCGCGCATCCATGGCCAGGAACAACTCCGGAAGAGGCGTGCGCCATGCTGCATCTGGTGACCAGCCAAGCCACCCTGTAGCGATTGCATAAAGCCGGTCTACGTAGCTGCCATCCTCGACAACGCTCACGCCTCCCCGGCTGTCTCCTTTCCCTCATCACCACCGCGTGGATTGTAAAGCGCGACCAGGTAAGCATTGAGCTGGCTGGCAACGCCCAGCACGCCGGCTTGCCACACTTTCTCTGGCATAGCGTCTGCAGCCTTGCCTTCCAGGCCGGCTCCAGCAACCAGGATTATCGCGCAGCCATCAATGCTCAAGGCTGAGATGGTTTGGGAGGCGCCGCGGAGGCCACCTAAACGGCTTTCAATAGCCCGCACCGCTTTCAACGTTGGCTGGAGGACGAACTCCTCATCACCCAGTTTCACGGTCAAAGTCCCGTGGAGGGTCTTGTTCATAAAGCACTGTCCTTGGTTGCCGGGGCTGGGCCCCGGTTATTCAGGCGGCTGCAGGTAGCAGCTCCAAGATATCGGAGTTGATGCCGATGGTAATGTTGCGGCGCACGACGTTGTCGGCGGCACCTGGTGCAACGGTGTTGTTCATCACCTTGCCGCGCATGTAGAAGGTGGTCGGCCTGACCACTGGGGTGGCGGTAGGATCTCCATCGTTGAGGGTGATCTTGATGTTGTAGTCGCCCTTGCTACGGTCCTTGTGAGCGACCTTCACCGCCTTCTGGCCGGCATCGCCGTTGTCCAGCCCCACGGTCAGCGTCAGGTCACCAGCATCAGCGGTACCCTTGTACTTACGCACGCGGCCGTTCTTCAACGACGTGAAAGTCACGCTACTGAATGTGTCGCCGAACTCGCCCAAGTCTTCGATTTCGCCTACCTCGACATAGGTATCGGCTTCGTATTGGGTCTGGGTGTCAGCGCCGGTTTTGCCGCCAAGCCAGAAGCGGCAGCCCGCGGCGGTGTTCAGGTTGTCATCGGCCATGGGGATTCCTCCAAAGGCACATTGGATAAAGCCGCGGTGCGGCCGGTAGGTTGATCAGTGGGTGGTAATGACGCGGACGGTGATCGATCCTTGGTAAGTAACGCCGTCGGCATCGCGCTGGGCGTCGGACTGGATCACTCGCACAGAGACTGCCCTGCCGACGCTCAGTGGCAGCGGGCGCTCGTCCAGGGCGGCAATGACCTCCCCGTTGATGCGCTTCACTTCTGCCTGGCCAACCGTGTCTGACCAGACCGACAGGTACAGCAGGCGCTGCTCGCGTTTACTACCCGATATCGGGCTGACGTTGAGTGATACCTCGCGGTCGATCGACACGTAGGGCATGTCCGCGTCCATCGGCGCGCCGTCATAGACCGGGCAGCTCACCTCCGCCTGGAGCCTGGCAAAAATGGCCTCTTGCAGCGATACCGAGGGGTCAGCCATCGCCCACCCCCTGGCTCGCTTTGCGCAGGGTACGGCGCACTGCCGTCTCGATGTCAGCCATAACGTACTCGCGGTTCACATCTATGGAGGGACGAAGCCACGGGTGCGCAGGCCTGGCCGGAATGTCCGGGTACTTGCCGAAGAAATGCGTGCCGTCGCTCTTGTTGGTCGCGCGCCGGTTGCGGTTCCCGGCTCGCTTGCCGCCGATGTAGCCCTTGGTACCGTACTCAATGAAGCGCAGGTAGAAGAACTTGCGGTTGTCGCGCTTGCCCCTGATCCCGATCTGCGCATCAAGGCCGCTGGGCGCCACGTAGATCTTCAGGGCGGCAGCGGCTGCTCCCGTATCCTTGGGCATCAGCTGTTGCTGGGTCGCCAGCACCCGCTCGGCAGCATGGCGCATGGCCGGGGCCAGTTCGTTGTCCATGGTCTTGTGGATGTTGCGCAACGTTCGCCGGAGGCGGATATCGCCGCGCATCTTCGAGCGGCGGGCCATGGCCTACTCCTTGGCCTGGGCCTTGGCGGTTTTATCCGGAACCGCCTCCTCCTTGACCTCGACCGCGTAGCCGCGCGCGATCAGGCCTTCAGCGTATTCCTTCTTCACATCGAAGATATCGCCCTTTTCGCGCTCGCCGGATGCACCGGTTAGCGGGCCCAATGCTTGAATTTTCATGGTTTACCTCATGGGTTTGGTACCGATGAGCAAAGAAGTCTCATCAGTGTGTTTTCGTTATCTGGCAATACAGCCTCGACCTGATACGTGACGCCGCGGCGGGTGAGCCTTACGCCTGCCACCATGTCAGCACGAGGTCTGCTGATGATCTCGGCTGTAACTATCGCTTTGAGCTTTTCAGCTACAGCGATGATCCGGCCAGAGGGTGTACGCACTTCACCCCACATCTTTGGACGAGCTGCAGGGAGCCAGGTGACGACAGCCCCACCGGACTTGGTGCGCTCCTCGTGCCGGAAAGTGACTTCGAATAAATGGCGAAGCGGCCCGGCCCTCATATGCCCCACCCCACCCGGTAAGGGGTCAGCAAGGCCTGCGAGCCTCGAGGCAGTTCAGTGGCGATTGTTCCCGTCACTACGTCTTCTCGGTTGGCGTAGAGGTGCCCCAGGATTAGAAGGCACGCCGCCTTGAACGGCGCGTTGCTGAGCATAGGCTTCTCCCCGGCCAGGCCTGCCAGTATCGCCTCTGCCATTGATTGCGCATCGACGTAAACCTGGCGGTTGAGGTAGTTCATTGCCGAGAGCTCGGCCGAGTCGATCAGCAGCTGCAGATAATCGTCGTCATCGTCTGGATCACGAAGGTGGGCCCGGGCCTGCGCCATGCTGATCAATGACATGGCTCACTCCTCCAGCGGAGTGCGCGATACCAGATTTCGCCGCTCGAGGTCCTCGGCGTGAAGCCTCGGTACCAGATAGCTCGGACCGCCGCGCCGGCGCAGCTCGCCCTCATCCATGAACGAGCGTAGCGGGTAAACCTCGACCTGAGCCGTGTTCACCTCTGCCGGCGCGCTCGAGGGGAGTTTTTCCAGCCCTGCCTTGTCGGCGGCAACATGCAGCGCATCGCCAGCCTGGCCCGGTTGGTTCGGCGAAACGTCGGTATCTGCAGCACCCTCGGCCGAAGTGTCCACCGGCGCCAGCTCTACAGGCTGCTCGGCCGCGGGGCCACCCGTTTCTTGCACAGTGTTGGCGACTGGCTCAGCGCCGGGCACGGTGACTGCTACACCGCCCGCGGCCGAATCTGCACGGCTGGGATCGCTCCCGCCGGGCGGCGAGTTCAATGCCTGGTCACTGGGTGCTGGTACAGCCTGCTCCGGTACCACGCTTGGTTTCTCCTGCTTCTTGGTGCTAGCCATGGAATCGCTCCTATGCGGCGCCATCGCTGGCGCCTGAATTGGAAGGCTTACGAGCCGCTGCCGGTCAGTGGGCCGGTAACGAAAGCTTCGCCACGGTAGATGGCGAAGGCCAGACGCTCCTCGGCGCGGATGGTCGCCATGTTCTTCTCGAAGTCATCGGCGTTCTCGGTCGAGATCAGCACTTCGATTTCCATACGATCGAAGATCTGTGCGCCCAGCTTGAAAGCGCCGACGAGGAAGTCATCCTGCGTCATGGCCTGAGTCGAGACGACCGGGCGATTCCACAGGCGCGGAGTGGTGCCATCTTGGGGCTCACCGATGATGTAGCGGCCTTCACCATCTTTGGTGAGCTCGATCGCAGCCCAGTCGATGGGATTGAGCACGATGCCATCCGAGGGGAACTCGGCCAGCTCGGCCTGCAGCAGTGCCAGGCGCAGGCGATCGATACGCTGCTCGCCCGTTACAGTCACGCCGGTGGGAGCCGCGTAAAGCTGGGCAACCGTCATGAGGCCTTGCAGGTTGGCACCGGTACCGTTGCCGTACAGCAGTTGGGCCTCCTCGGCCATCAGCAGGCCGTAACGTGCGCGCGCGTCGATGTAGCTCTGCAGCGCCTGGGCATCGTCGAGCATCTGGCGACTAGCCTTGAACAGGTGGGCGATGGTGCGCACGTTGGCCGTGGCCAGTTCGAACTTGATGTCCGAATAGGGCTTGGCCAGGGTCTCAGCGACAGGCTTTGCATTGTTCGTGAAGCCGCTTTCACGCACGTACTCGATGGAGTTGGCCTCTGTGGTACCGGGGGCCACCAGGTCGCGAATGGTCAGACGCCGCTGAGGCGGTGCGATGATGCCAGGCTGGCGATCCGCGGTGGTCAGAGCCCCACCTGTGGCCGTAGTGATGGCGGCACGCGGTACCGACACGCGACGAGAACCACGGAAGGACGAGCTCAGGCCCTTCATTTCTTCGCTGCCTACGACCAGAGCGCCAACCGAGAGTTGCTGCTCCTGGCGGTCAGCCGGCGCGCGGCTGGCGTTGACCAGCTTCTGCTCGGCTTCCTGCAAGCGTGCCGATACTTCGCCTTGCTTGGTCAGCAACTCGTCAACCTTGGTGCGGGTTTCGGCGTTCATTTCGCCGGAGGCCTTGATCTGCTTTTCGGTGGCTTCGGCCTGAGCCTTGATCTGATCGCCAATGCCCTTGAGGGTGGCATTGAATTCCTTGACTTGGGCTTCGTAGTCCATGGTCACTTTCCTTTCAGAGAATTGAGAAGATTGGTTGCCGCGCTCAGTGAGGCGGAGAGGTCTGGCGCGGCAGCGCTTGGCATGCCGGTCGGAACAGCGCGCGGCGTGTTCCCGCTGGCAGCGCGTGGCATGCCAGACTTGAAAGTGGCGAAGAGTTCGCGGCGCTCGGAGCGCGGCATGCCGGCCTTAGCTAGGGCGGCGTCCATGGCCTTCAGAGCATTGGCCTGGCCAGTTTCCTCAGTTTCGCGCTCGGTGACTTCGGTCGCTGCCAGCAGGCCAGTGGCCAGACCCAGCTCCACCGCTCGCTTGCCCCGGATGAACGTCTCGTCATCCATCAGCTCAGCCATGTCCTCGACGGGCTGGCCGCTGGTCTCGGCGTAGAGGTCGGCCATGGCGGCATCGAACTCCTCCATGTCGTCCGATACGTCTCGCAGGTAGTGGCGGTTGCCGGAGAGGAAAGTCCAGCAGTTGTGGATCATCAGGAAAGCGCTGCTGGCCACCTGGCGCTCGGAGCCGGCCAAGTAGATGACGGACGCTGCGCTGGCAGCCATGCCGAGCACCTTGGTGGTGACCTTCTGCTTGTGCTCGCGCAGGCGGTTGTAAATAGCGATGCCTTCGAACATGTCGCCACCTGGTGAGTTGATGTACACCGTCACCTCACGGTCGCCGATGGCACGCAGCGCTGCGTCGATGCGCTTGACGGTCACGCCCTCCCCGTACCAGTCCTCACCGATCACGCCGTAGATGGTGATGGTTTCCGAGGTGTTTTCCACGGCCGCCTGGATGGCGGGGTTCCATTTATCGAGCGCACGCGGGCTCATCTCGCTGCGCAGGCCGCGAGACTGGATCTTGTGTTTCATGGGTTACTTCCCGGAGTTGCCTTTGAGCCAGTTCATCAGCGCCGCGCGCGCGGCTTGGCTGTCGTTTTGTTTGCCCAGTTGGTCAAGCGGTACCAGGTTCGATTGCACGGTGAGGATGTCGCCGCCAGGCATGCTGGGCAGGTTCTCTTTGTGTCGACCCTCGTTTCGGGTCATGTAGCCGTTTTGGCCCATGGTGCTGAGGTAGGCGGCACGGCCGGCACTGTCAGCGCGCAGGAAGGCTTCCAGCGAAAACTCCGCGTAGTGCTTGATCCGGTCAACCGCTGTCAGGCATCGCTTGTTCACGCACTGCTCGATTGGCGCCGTGTAGGTCATGATGCAATAGGTCAGGAACGCGATTTGCTGTTGCTCAAGGCCTGTGCCCCAGTTACTGCCTTTGTCAGTTTTCATCACCATCCAGGGCGGCACGCCGAACCAACGGCAGATCTCCTCGATGCTGTGCCCACGTGACTCGAGCAGCTGGGCGTCAGCCGGGTTGATGCCGATCATCTCGGGCTTCACGCCTTGCTCGAGCACCGGGCTCTTACCCGCATTGAGCGCGCCAGAAATCGTCTTAACGTAGTCTCGAAATTCGGCACGCTGCGTGGGGTTGAGCGTCTTATCCACCGAGAAAGCTACGGTGGGCATCATCCCGTTCTTGAAGGTGGTATTGGCAGCATCGTCGGCCGACATGGCCGAGCCGAATACATCGGCGCCGTAACGAATTGCCGAGAGGCCCATCCGGCCATCCAGGGTGAAGGCCGGGATGTGCAACATGTCGCCCTGGGCAATCTCTCGGCGAGCGCCCTTGCGCGGCTGGAAAAAGTAGCGCAGCCGACCATCATCGTCCGCCTCCGGAGTTACCCGCGACGGCATCAGGAAGTCTAGTGCGATGACCCGCCCGCCGGATCGGTGAATCTCACAGTAAGCATTGCCCCACAGCAGCATCGAAGCGACGACCGCCTGCCAGAAGTGGAAGGCCGCCATGTCCTCATTCGGGCTGTTGTGCACCACGTCGTAGAGCGGGAAGTCTCGCGCCGTCTCGCGCCCGCCGTCCGGGAGGCGCCGGTAGATGCTGAGTGGCAAGCCTGCGACCGAGGTGGAGATGATGCGAACGCAGGCCCAGACCGCCGACAGGCGCATGGCTTTGTCGACCGTGACTGACTTGCCGCTACTGGACTGGGCGCCCAAGAAGGCGCTCCAGAACCCGCCGTCCGACAATCGAATGCTTTTGCCCAGCCAACTGCTCATGCTTGCCGAGGGCTTGGCGGCTGCAGTGCCGAGCGCTTGAGAGAGGGTTTTAATCACTGCTCAGCCCTCGGCGAATGAACGCTGCAATGCTGAACAGACTGACCGAGCCCGCGAGCAGAGACCAGCCCGTACCCGCCAGCATCCAGACGCCCGCGCAGGCTAGGCCGAATCCGCACACCGCGCAGATGATGAAGTAGTGAAATGCGTTCATGCGATCAGTGGATCCCGAATGCCGGCCATGAAGTTTTCCATGCCGCCTTGGCCCTCGGGATTGAGGGCCATCAGCGTCACAGCGTTGAATAGCGCCATCAGCGGGTCGATCTTGGCCGAGCCGCTGGCCTGCTTAGTAATGAGGATCGAGTTGCCACGGGGCTCGACTTTGGCGTTACCGCAGCACCAGGCCATCATCGGCTGGCCACCGTGTAGTAGCGTGCCCTCGGCCAGTTTGCGCTCGGCGGTCTTGATGGCTCCGCCCAGACGCCAGCCTTGGGAAATGCCATCGATCTTTTCGCGCGGAATCCCAACAGCCTCCAGCGCGTCGAGGATCGCCCCGACGCCGGCCGGGTCCAGCCCGACCTTGTCCAGCAGGCCGGCCTGCTCGACCTGCGCCACAAGTTGTGCCACCGCCTCAATGTCGTCGCCGATGCGTTCAACCAGGGTCAGGTGCCCATCCTTCGCGAAGTCGCGGATGCGCGGCGCTTCTGCTTTACGCCGCTCCAGTACTGATGGGTGGGCCCAAGCATGGGTCCAGGTCAGCCAACGCCGTGTGCCCTGCTCTCGACCGAGTGCTGCAAAGCCAAGCAAGTCATCCAGCCCCCCGCCATCGACACCGATATCGATCACTTCGCACCGCTCAATCAGGTCTTCCAACGTCCTGCATAGCTCGGAGGTCTGTGTCTCCCAGAAATCAGCACCCGCCCAGCGATCCGAAAGCAGCGCCAAGCCGATCTCGACGTTCAGGTGCTTGGCCAAGAAGCCGCGGAACGACTCCTCGCCGTCCAGCTGGGCCTGTGCGTAACCACGCTCGATGAAAGGTTCGTCGACCGACAGCCCGAGATTTGGGTTGGTGATGTAGGCGTTCGAGGCGTCCCGGTGTGCACCGGCGTCGAGCATCGCCTTGGGAAACTCATACAGCACCGGCAGGAACGACTTGTCGACGATCTCGCCGTCGCGCACCTTGCGGGCATACAACAGCTTCTGCCGGAAGACGCCGGCCGGCGGTGCATCGGACTGGGTGGTGGCCCAGATGATGAATCCCTCTGGCCGAGAGGCCAGGCCACCAGTGGCCTCGCGCAGCATAGCCTCGGCGTTGACCCGCTTGCCGAACACCCACAGCTCGTCGACGAACACGCCGATGGCTTTCTTGCCCGACACCGTCTCGCTGTCCGCTGCAACCACCTTGAGGGTGGCGTTAGTCTGACGGTGCGTCACGGTGCGCAGGTGATCCTGCACCTTGAGCAAGGCCTTGAGCTCTTCGTCAGCACCCACCATGTCCCTGATTGGGAGGTAGGAGTTGTCCGCGATTTCCTTGGTCGGTGCGAGAATGATGAACTCACCCGACGCTCGCCAGTTAAGGATCAGTGCGGTGAGCATGATGCCGGCGGCGATGGTCGACTTGCCGTTCTTTTTGCTGATGAGCAGCATGAACTCGCTGACCAGGCGCCGGCCTGAATCTGGGTCGTAGGCCCCGAAGATCGCGGCCACGAACTGATTGACCCAATCACGCACGGTCTCGCACATCAACGGACTGCCAGTGGCGTCCACCATGCGCAACGCCCCGAACACATCCAAGGCTTCCTCAGCCTCAGTCGGGAACAGCGGCTCAAACGGAATCAGGCTCTGGCGGGCAACGATGCGCTGTTCCCAATCATGGCAGGCGGTTGACCATTCCATCATTTCACCGACTGCAGCGGGCCGCGGCGGGTGCCGAACTTGCCGGAAGCTGCCTTATCGGCGTTGGCTTGGGCCTGGTCCTTCTTGCCGCTCTCGCCTTTGCGCGGGTGAACGAATGGCATCAGGGCCTTGGCGGCATCTACGCGAAGCTTCGCTTCCGTGCCCATGTCGTTCATCACCGAGAGGAGGAAGTCCTTCGGGTCACGGTGGAGCAGCGCCTGGGCCAGGTCGAAGCCGGCAGGTTCCGGCTCTGCTTGCTCCTCGGATT